AATGTCTGTCCGCAGATTAACACCTGTTGAGTGCGAACGCTTACAAGGTTTTCCTGACACTTATACCGACATACAACCCAACGGCAAGCAAACACCAGACGGGCCACGATACAAGGCACTGGGTAACTCAATGGCAGTCCCGGTTATGAAATGGATAGGAGAAAGGATTAAAAATGCTCCGTGATTATCAAACCCGCACCCTTACCCAGCTCTACGACTGGTTCCGAGGCAACAAGGGCAATCCTTGCATCGTGTTGCCGACTGGCTCGGGCAAGTCTCACATCGTAGCCGCTCTATGCAAAGACGCTGTGCAGAGCTACCCTCACACCCGCATTTTGATGCTAACGCATGTCAAAGAGCTAATTGAACAGAACGCCGAGAAGATGCGTCATCACTGGGCAAACGCCCCGCTTGGCATTTATAGCGCTAGTATTGGCAAGCGCGAAATTGATGCCATCACTTTTGCAGGCATACAATCTGTTCGAAATAAGGCATCACTTTTCAGGCATATCGACTTAGTGCTAATCGACGAATGCCATTTGGTAAGTCACAAAGATGAGGGTAGTTATCGCTACCTTATCAACGAGTTGACAGCCATTAATCCAGCTTTGCGAGTAGTTGGCTTAACCGCTACTCCTTACAGATTGGGGCATGGATTCATCACAGATGGCGACGCGCTTTTTGATGCGCTAATCGAGCCTGTGAGCATCGAAGAATTGGTGCATAAAGGCTACCTTGCACCTTTGCGCTCAAAGCTCACCAAACTTGATTTTGACCTGTCTAAAGTCAAAAAGAGAGGGGGCGAATATATTGACGCTGACTTGCAAGCCGCGATTGACACGAAGGATAAGAATATCAAGGTAGTTCAAGAAATTATGGCACTGGCAGGCGAACGCAAATCTTGGCTTATTTTCTGCACTGGTGTCGATCACTCTCAGCACATTATGGACGTGCTAAGAGCGCACAATATACCATCCGCTTCTATTACCGCAGACACACCGAAGGAAGAGCGTGAGCAATTGCTTGCCAGATTTAAAGCAGGCGAACTAAAAGCGATTACAAATTGTTCGGTTTTAACCACTGGATTTGATTATCCAGACATTGATCTAATCGCTATGCTACGCCCTACAATGAGTCCGAGTTTGTACGTACAGATGGCGGGTCGAGGGATGCGCCCTAAATCACACACTGACCATTGCCTCGTCCTAGACTTCGCTGGCGTTGTTGCACAGCATGGCCCGATTACTGCTGTTGAGCCACCGTCCAAAGGAGGGTCAGGCGATGGCGAAGCACCCATTAAAGTCTGCGAGGCGTGCCACGAAATTTGTCACGCAAGTGTCGCGCAATGTCCAGCCTGTGGTCACGATTTTCCAGCGCCAAAGGAAGATGAAAAGCAGTTCCGGTTGAGGGACGACGACATCATGGGCGCTTCAATCAAAGAGCGCGTTATAACGGACTGGAACTGGCGAGAGCATCACTCGCGCAAGAGTGGCAAAGATATGCTCTGCGTGTCTTACTATTCGTCTCTCGGTGACATGCCGATCAAAGAGTATTTCACTATTAAGCACGACGGCTATGCCGGTCAGAAGGCGCTACAAAAGCTCTTTGATGTGGCGACGAAAGCCGAGATAAAAGAAGGTGGCTTGGCGGTGGAATCGCTTGGTGAGATGGCTGTTAATCTTACTAACGCCAAACCGCCAAAATTAGTACGATATAAAATGACAGGTAAATTTCACGACGTGTTGGAGAGAAAATGGTAGCGAGCGAAGATCAAGAGCAGATGCTTTTTGTGCAGTGGTTCCGCCGGCAATATCCTGGCATCAGGATTTTTGCGGTGCCGTCCGGCGGTCATCGCCATCCAGCGGTAGCAGCCAAACTAAAGGTCACTGGTACTGTCGCGGGAGTCCCTGACTTATTTATTCCCGCCTGGGTGACTTGGGTTGAGATGAAACGCGAGAAGGGAGGGCGGTTGTCGCCGGTACAAAAGGACTGGATAGCGTACCTAGAGTCCATCGGGCACTGGGTGATCGTCGGGCATGGTTTCGAGGATGCGCGTGAAAAAATACAACGATTAGGGTTTGTCCCTATAAAATAATTGTTTACAGGTGTTTACCTTGGGATTAATATTTAGTCATACCAACAAACAAACAGAGAGAGCAGATCATGAAAGAAATCAAAATCACACAAGCAAACTCGCAAAAAATCGAAGCAGTTTTGCGTGAAATCAATTTGAAATCTACAGCGCATACTTATGTACGCTTTGACCATATCGAAGCGCTCGTTGCAGACGCCGAAAGCCGATTGATCAACCTACTCAAAGCAAAAAAGCATTTTGCTGGCGCGATATTTGATGCGACTAGCGGGTTTGCGGTCGGCAATTCATATAAATATTCTCGCGAAGCTACGCGCGTCACTTTGATGTGCAAAGCCAGCGGCTGGTATCTAGTCGATTTAGTGTCTACAGTCATTTATAAAGACGCGGGCAAAAAGTCTTTGAAATTGACATGCGATCAAGACGCTATCGTATATAAAAAAGTACGTACGAATTACAGTCTTCAGTCGCTATTAGCTTGAACACTCAATCCCACCATATAAACACCAAGGGCTTCGGCCCAATACAAGGAGAATTAAATGCATTACGCTAAATTTATTAAATACGAATCTGGTAATTACGGCTTTGCTAACAAATGGGTAATGGGTGAATTTTCAAGTAAACAACTTAAAGACCGGTTTATGAAAATATGGACGCTTGCCATTTTTGTAAGTCACAAAGATCTGCGAAAGGAAATAGCAATTCACAAAAAGCCAGTTGATGACGGTTCTAAAAAAACCTTAGAAATACACACAATTGACTTTGTAAGAAAAGAAGGCACTACTCAAAAAGTATGGGAGACAAAATCAATTAAGTTAATAAAGCCAAAGGAAAAAAAAGATGAATAGCAAACAGGTTTTGCAACCAGAATTTTCTTACGGAGGCATTGATGCTGTTATAGAAAAAGAGTTTATTGCCAAACTACTTGGCTTGTCTAATTTAAATGATGACGAGATGTTTGCTGTAACTCAATGTGTTATCGGCGATGAATATAAATCTCAAGTTGCCAGAGAAATTGGTGTGTCATCGGCAAGAGTTGGACAAATAATCAACAAAGCACTACGGAAATTAAGACATACATTTCAAGAAAACAGTACTCAACTAGACGGGAAACACATCAACGTAATTAGATACGAATCAACAAATAGCTTTCAAGAAAGAGTAAGTAGAGAAAAGAAAAAAGAAGTTAAAGAAAGAGTAGTGGTAGACAGCTATGGGGCGACCCATTGGTACAGAGGCAATCTGTTACATAGAGAGGACGCGCCAGCAATTGTGCAAGCAAACGGTGGGCAGGCTTGGTTCCATTATGGCAATAGACATAGAGAAGATGGCCCAGCCATTGAATATGCAGACGGAAGCAAAGAGTGGTGGTTGCATGGTCAACGCCATAGGCAAATTGGCTATGCGGTAGAACATGCAAACGGGAAGCATGAGAAATGGCTTTACAACAACAAAATTTATGAAGAAACAACACCTGTCACTGTTTTTAAATAGTATTAACCAAGGAAACGAGATGAAAACAGAACCAAAGTTCACCACTGACCGCCTGTACAGTCACGGCAAAGCCATGCTTGAGGCTATCAAGCGCATACCTAAGGATTACCCAGAACCAATCTCAATGGTCAGCAATGTAAAGGACGTTTATCATGACCGACCAAGTCAACAGTCCTGAACATTACACAACGCATCCAAGTGGCGTTGAGTGCATACAAATTACAGAGCACATGAACTTTAATCTCGGCAACGCTGTCAAGTATATTTGGCGAGCAGACTTGAAAGGCAAGACCTTGCAAGACTTAGAAAAAGCGATTTGGTATATAACCCGAGAGATAAACAGGAGATCGAAATGACTACTATCTACAAACAAGACTTAGGCCATCCAAACTGGACGGGCAGAGTATCCCGCCAATCGCGCGTAACAGGCGAGTGGTCAAATGGCAGACGCGCTGGCCGCGTGTCAGGTTGGGAAGTTGCCGCTATCGTGCTTGGCGTGCTTGCATTTTGGGGAGCTAATTTCATATGAGCGCAGAAAACAAAGCAAAGATACTTGAGTGTGTCGCTAATAAGATAAACACAGTACGCAAGATTTCAGAGCATTTAGATATCTGCAAAGCGTCGGTGGATTTAATTTTACGCAAGATGCGCCAAGATAAAATAGTCGAATCAACAACCCAAGGAAGAATCAATGTCTTTAGACTCACAGAGCCAAAAACTTATCACGACCCCTTTGGACTATGCAGAACACAGTCTAAAGATTCGGCAACTGCTGAAGTCACACTACGACTTGATGCGAAAGCAGGACTACCACCGCGCCGCAGACATAGCATTGACGATGAACAGCGAAGTGAATCAATTATTGATGCTTACTGTGAAAATTTCAAAGCGTACGGCAAGCCAAAAGAGCTAAGAGACATTTTGTGATTTACTGGCTAGCGGTTGCAACGACCTTGATTGTCATTTTTTGGTCGTTGTTCCTGCTTGGCCTAATCGGAGACTGACATGATTATCGAAGCAATGCAGCAAGCCATAGCCGCGCTTAAAAATACTTGGGTGCCTGATGTGCAAGAAGTCAAGGCTGTGGATGCGCTTAGAGAGGCAATTAGGCACATAGAAAATCAGCCAGCCGCTTGGGTTGGACTAACCAACGACGAGATAGCGTTTATCTACTGCAACCCTGAGTCCGATGCTAACTGCCACGTCTTTGCACGTGCTATCGAAGCCAAGCTCAAGGAGAAGAACACATGAACACAACACTAAACCAAATCCGTGAAAAGTCACCATGCGCAGACGGCTGGGAGAAGTTATTAAAAAGTCTCAATAAAACTAAGGCAGATGATGAGCCACTATCACTCATCACTATTTTAGATAGCAACGGCTTAGAACATGCGGTCTGGTGCTTAGAATCAGTCGAAGGGCACGACCGAGAGATCATTCTTTACCCAGTCTGGTGCGCCCGGCAAGTACAGCACCTGATGACAGACCAACGCAGTCTTGATGCTCTGGACGTAGCAGAAAGATACGCAAACGGGCGGGCTACCAAAAAGGAATTAGCTATTGCAATGCATGATTCAAGGGATGCGGGATGGGATGCGGCAAGGGATGATAAAAGCTCTGCGGCATGGTTCGCGACATGGTCTGCGGAAAGTTCTGATACATGCGTTGCGTCAGGTTTTGCGGCAGTGGCTGCGGCAAGGGATGCGGCAGATTTGGCAGGAAAATCAGTATGGCCTGAGGCAAAGGTTGCGGCAATGTATGCACAAGAAGTTAAATTTCGTGAAATGTTTTGTGGCACTATGAAGAGTTAAGAACCAGATGGGTCTGTGGAAATTAGCCAGTTAAACTCTGTTTCCCTGTTTTCCCTGTTTCCCTGTTCTGCAAGTTTCTGTAAGTTACAGGCTAAATTTGGCGCATCTTTACATAGACGCAAGTCAGGTCAAAAGCGACAACTGTAGGGTCATCTGTAAGTTGCCTGCTTGCGGCCTGTGCCATTTCTATACAACCTTCTTTCGTGTACGAAGGTGGCGAGTCTACAAACAGGCATTTATTAGCTAAGCACATATAAAGTATTGTAATCCACATTACATCACCTCATTTTAGTTGCTCCCCACAGACTGCGTTGAATACATCTACAAACCTTGCACCTGATTCTAGCGTGGCTGGTGTGTCTTTTACCGAGTAGCTGGGCAAGTCCCTGTCTAGTTCCCTACAGACCGTCCGCAACGTCTCTGATGCGCTTGGCACGGCGCAAGCGCTCAACAGCAGGCAGGTTATCACCGTCAGCCCTACGCGCCCTATCCGCTGCGTCTTCAATAGTTCTCGCTTTCGCATGGTCTGCCCTCTCAATCTTTAGCTTTGCATCGGATG